CGGAAAATCAGCTTTCTCAAAAGCTATTTTCAATTACTATGGTGCTCTGTTCGATTTGGATCGCGATGACTCCTTTCGATATGTCCGCAATCCCCTTGATGAGTACTGGAGTAATTTTGATAGTAGTAAATGGTGTATTCAGTTGGATGATATTGCTTTTAAGAATCCCACGAAAACGACTGACATCGATTCTACTTTGCAAGATATGTTGAACGTTGTCAACAATGTTCCATATGTTCCACCACAAGCTGCTTTAGAAGACAAAGGCAAAACACCCGTTTTAGCAAAACTAGTTCTCGCAACGACTAATTGTGCTAGTTTAAATGCTCGAGAGTACTTTTGGTGTCCTCTCGCTATTAGACGGCGATTGCCTTATGTGGTTCAATTGAAACCCAAAGATGAATTTTTACAAGAAAACAGGGTCTTCCTTGATCCATTGAAATTACATGATGATGATGGTGCTTTTCCAGATTTTTGGAACATCACGGTGCAGAAAATTGTACCCAAATTATCATTCGGTCGTGAATTTGCTGAATTAGAAACTGTCGCAGTATTTGACAACATTAATGAATTTCTACAGCATTTTGGACAAGCATGTAAAGCACACGAAGACAATCAAAAGAAAGCTATGTCAAAAGATAAGGATATGAATGTTATCACAGTGTGTAAAACTTGTTTTCGACCAGATTGTATTGATCAATGTATGAATGTACAGAGTGGAGATTTTGGCTTTGTTCAATTTTTGTTGTGCTTTTTCCAATGGTTATTGGATTTTGTACTTGGATTTAGTATAACGGTGTCTTTTTTGACATGGTGGTTAAGATGGAGATGTACACAAGGAATTATTTTACGTGTTGTTAACCGTTGTACAAATTTCTCCACTTTCGTTACTATGGTGCGAGCAGTCAATCACTATAATACGAATCCCAATGTTAGGAAAGCGTTGTCTTACGCTCTCCTTCTATCAATGACTGTTGGTGTGTATTCCTATTTCAATCGCAAGGAAGACACTGAAGATGCTCCAATTTTAGGAGCAAGTGTCCAGGGTAACGTCTATCAAACCACAGAAGAACAACTTGAAAAAGAAACATCCACAAATGTGTGGTACAATCCAAACATTGAACTCACAAATTTCGATATGCCTATAGTATCAACGAGTATGGTAGGTATAACTGATTCTGAATTGCGTAACGTTTTGTCAAAAAATTGTGTTATGTTACGCATACGAGTGTCGGGAGAAGATTCTGTGCGTGTTATGCGCGGAGTTTTTGTAAAAGGTCACTACTGTGTAACCAATGCCCATGCCTTCAAAGGTACAGGCAATGATTACACTGTTAATGTAATACGCCAAGACGATTTAGGCGGTTTGACCTCAAACACTTCATTCACCATCACACGTGATCAAATTCATTTTTCAGAAGATACAGATGTTTGTTTGTTCGAAGTACTACATTTACCTCCCTTTAAAGATATTACCAAAATTTGGAATGATACCAATATTGTTCCTAGTTCAGCTATAGAATTGAGTCGTGAAGTCGACGGTTCTCTTAGTATGAATTCCATTTTTAACCTATCTAGCATGAACATTCGTGTGGAAGAGTTAAATGGAGATTTTGACGTTTTCTTTGGAGTCAGTAACAACAAGACAGAAGAGGGTATGTGTGGTTCTTTGTGTATTTCCAATACTCCTCGTGGACCTGTTATCATCGGTTTGCATTTTTTAGGTAATGAATACGCCATCGGCGTGTTGACAGTAACTTTGAGTAATATTACTAAATTAATGCCAAACAAGAGTGTAGTCCAAGGAGGAGAAAAACCCTTGCTCACCTGCAGTGATAAGACTCACATATTAGGAAATGTACATCACAAAAGTATACTGCGCTATGTTGAAGCGGGTACAGCTAATGTTTATGGTTCCTTTGAAGGTTTTCGTCCTAAACCAAAGAGTAAAGTTTGTGCCACTCCCTTACAAAAAGAAGTTTTAGATCATTATAACACGACTGTCAAGTACGGTCAACCTGTTATGAGTGGATGGGAACCATGGCGCAACAATATTCTACCAATGATTGAAAAACAAGTTTTACATGATCAAAATATCTTTAATGAATGTGTTTTAAGTTTTGCACAAGATATTATTGATAACTTACCACCAGGTTGGGAACGCGAACTAGTTATTTTGAGTGACACAGCAGCTGTCAACGGACTGCCAGGCGTCAAATTCATTGATCGTTTGAACACAAGTTCTTCTATGGGATTTCCTTGGGCCACTACAAAGAAAAAATTTTTGCTCGAAGATAAATCAGATCTCTACCCAGAGGGTGTAACGTTTACACAAGATGTCTGGGAGAGGATCAAAAATATTGAAGCGAAGTATGCACGTGGAGAAAGAGCTAATCCCGTCTATACAGGTCACCTGAAAGATGAAGCAGTCACATTCGCTAAAATTGAGAAAAAGAAAACGCGCTTGTTTACTGCTGCACCAGCCGATTGGTCAGTAGTAGTTCGGAAAAATCTGTTGAGTTTCGTGAGATTACTCCAGAAGAATAAGTTTGTTTTTGAAGCGGCTCCAGGCACAGTTTGCCAATCACAAGAGTGGTCTACCATCTATGACTACCTTACACATTTTGGTACTGATCGATTGGTAGCAGGAGATTATGAAAAGTTTGATAAAAATATGGCCTCACACTTTATATTAGCAGCATTTGAGATTATTAAATTAGTCCATAAAGCTGCAGGTCATGATGAATCTATGCTACAAACTATCGCCTGTATTGCCGAAGACACCGCTTATCCGTTATGTAATATTAAT